AGAAGATAATCCTGATTGGACTCGTGATTATTCAGATCCATCAACAGTGCCAGGTGTCGGTGAAGTCGGAGAATGGAAAGATAAACTTCGTATGAAACATCCTGGTTGGAATGAAGTATTAAATAAGGTCGGAAAAACACCTGGTGCAAACGTCAGAAAACAGTAATGGCAAGAAGAAAAAAAGGATCTGAACCAATAGGGATTGGATACACGTCGAAACAGATGAAAAGGAAGAAACCTGTTAATTCTGATTATCTTGTTAAAATTGAGCCTTTGACTGACAATCAAAAACTTTTGTTTGATGCATATAATAAAGGACAACACATAGTAGCGTTTGGATGTGCAGGGACAGGTAAAACATTTATCAGTTTATATAATGCGATTCAAGATGTACTGAGTGATAAAACACCATTCGACAAGATATATCTTGTTCGATCACTGGTTGCAACCAGAGAGATTGGATTTTTACCAGGTGACCACGAAGATAAGGCAGACATTTATCAGATACCATATAAGAATATGGTGAAGTATATGTTTCAGATGCCATCTGATGCAGATTTTGAAATGTTATATGGAAACTTAAAAGCACAAGAGACGATACGTTTTTGGAGTACGTCTTTTCTGAGAGGAACTACATTAGATAATGCAATTGTAATCGTTGATGAATTTCAGAACTTGAATTTTCATGAATTAGATAGTATAATCACAAGAGTTGGAGAGAATAGTCGAATCCTATTTTGTGGTGATGCTCGTCAATCTGACTTGACAAAAACAAATGATCGCAATGGCATCGTTGACTTTCTCAACATCTTGCGTAAAATGAGTTCATTTGATATAATAGAGTTTGGAATCGATGATATCGTCCGTTCTGGTCTTGTTAAAGAATATCTTACAGCAAAAATTGAATTAGGAATGTAATGTTTGATCATATTGATATTGATCTCCCTAAGTTGGAGAGAGAAACTATAGATGGTGTTCGTTACTATTCTGTGCCTGATGAAGATGAACTCATCAAGTTAGTTTCAATTACCTCAATCACGAGTCATTTTAATCGTGAGATATTCATTAACTGGAGAAAAAAGGTAGGTGATGAAAAGGCAGATCAAATTACAAAAGCTGCTACAAAACGTGGCACAGATATGCACACACTTACAGAACATTATTTAAAAAATGATGATCTTCCAAGTGCACCACCAATCTCTGAGTTCTTGTTTAATATTTCGAAGCGTGAGTTACGGAATATAAATAATATACACGCATTAGAGGGTTCGTTATATAGCAAATACCTTGGTATTGCTGGAACCGTAGACTGTATTGCAGAGTATAACAACGAACTGGCAATAATAGATTTTAAAACATCTAAAAAACCAAAACCACGAGAGTGGATCGAACACTATTTTGTTCAATGTATGGCATATGGTTGTATGTTGTATGAAATCACTGGAATATCAGTTAAAAAATTAGTCATTATTATGGCATGTGAAAATGGAGAATGCGTCGTTTATGAAGAGTACAACAAACAAAAATACATCAAACTTCTCAACCAATATATTAAGAAGTTTGTTAGAGACAAATTGCAAATCTATGGAACCGAATAAAGAATTAGAAAAAGTTATTGAGAAGAAATTTTTAACTCCATCCAAGTTTGCGATTGAGATTGAGAAAATTGTGGCAGAGGAAGATCTCAATTATATTGATGCAATATGCCACTATTGCGAAATGAACGATATTGAGGTAGAATCAGTATCAAAGTTGATGTCAAAACCATTGAAGGAAAGATTGAAGTATGATGCAATCAATTTAAACTTCATGAAGAAGACATCAAGATCTAAATTACCATTATAATGAAAAAATCAGAATTGATTCATTGGCGACTACAAGCGATGCTACGTGAGCATAGATTTAGTGATTTGGAATACTTAGGAACTAAACCTGATAGTATCGGAATTAGTCAACATTGGTATCGTATCGGAGAGGCAGAAGTGCCTGTCGATTCAATTACAGAATTAGAAAGTGAGGACGTTGATGAAAGTGACACCATATGAAACCTACCAGACATATCTTTCAATGAAGAGTCATTTTACAAATCGTAAGTATGACTTTTTTAAGTATGGCGGTAAGTCAAGAGCAACAGTATCTTCTTTTAATAAAAGAAAAGATAAGTATTGGTTTGAAAAGACATCAAGAAAATATTCAGATCAAGAGATTACAGATTTCTTATTATCTAACTTTGTACACACAGACGCACCACAAAATTTATGGATTGGAGAGATCATAAATTCTGGAGAAAGAAATTATTCAGACTGGATGAAAAGACAACAGAGTTTGACCTACTTGTTCAAAGAACAATCAAAGGAATTGCTTTGCGAAAACGAATTCGATCAAATATTCAATTGCTCGAAAGGACACCCACCAATACTCAAAAAGTATCTTGGTGGAGATCTAAACTTAGAGACATTAACAATTTACGAAAAGATATTTTCCTTTCGTAAAAACTTTGATAAAAAGTTAGTTGATCCGGTATGGGAAACCGTCAGTTTGAAAATAAAGAAGTATTTACCTTTCCTAAATATTAATGTGTTCCAATATAAACAAATTTTAAAAGGACTAATCGATGAGTAATTTTTTTGATTCACCCCTTGTTAGAGAAGAACTTGAAGAAATCAATGAACTTCAACAAGAAGTTTATGGAAGTCTAATTTCTTTTCCAAATTTGTCACCTGAGGGACAACAGGAACACATTGACAAATTATCTACATTATTAGAAAAACAAAAAATAATGTATGGAAGATTAAGTCTTTCAGATGATCCTCAGGCAATCGAAATGAAAGAGACAATGAGACAGTCTGTTTCACTGATGGGATTCCCGTCAGGCACAAGTGTTGAAAAGTTATTTGAAGGAATGGAGAAGACAATAGAACAGTTAAAAAATCTTAACAAGATGTGAAAAACTCGCATAAATAGTTAGTTACAACTAATCATTTATGTATCATAAACACGATCTAATTTCAATCCATCGAAATCCACTAAAAGAGTATTCAAAACCTCTTGAATCTAATTATCAACCAACTAAATTTCATCAAATCAAAATCTATTTTAAATGTGAAAAACAGAAGTCACTTGACTTTTAATTCTTTCTTTGTTATAATCCAATTATCCAACGTAATCCAATTTAATCCGAGGTATCCAAATGTCGTTTGCAAAATTAAAAAAACAATCTAAGTTAGGTTCTTTGACTGCAAAGTTAGTTAAAGAAGTTGAGAAAATGAATAACAATGGCGCATCAGGTGATGATCGCCTTTGGAAGTTAGATGTAGATAAAAGTGGTAACGGTTATGCTGTTATTCGTTTTTTACCTGCACCTGATGGTGAAGACCTACCATTTGTTAAATTATATTCTCATGCATTTCAAGGACCAGGTGGATGGTACATTGAAAACTCTTTGACTACATTAGGTCAAAAAGATCCTGTCTCAGAGTATAACACACAACTCTGGAATAACGGAACTGATCATGGAAAGGAAACTGCTCGTAAACAAAAGAGAAAGTTAACTTACACCAGCAACATCTATGTTGTAAAAGATCCAGCGAATCCAGAGAATGAAGGTAAAGTATTTCTATTCAAGTATGGTAAAAAAATATTTGATAAACTTACTGCCGCAATGCAACCAGAGTTTGAAGATGAAGAAGCGATTGATCCATTTGATTTCTGGCAAGGTGCCAACTTCAAATTGAAAGCAAAAAATGTAGCAGGATACAGAAACTACGATAGTTCTGAGTTTGCTGCTGTAAGTCCATTACTTGATGATGACGATGCTTTAGAAGCAATATGGAAGAAAGAGATATCTCTTGCTGAAATAGTTGCTACAGATCAATTCAAGACATACGAAGATCTGAAGAGAAGACTCGACTATGTTCTTGGTAATACAGCACCTCGTCAAGACGCAGAAGTTGAAGACGAAGTTGAAATTATCGAAAGAGAAAGAGCAGAACAAGAAGTTACTGCTGCTGCTGACTCAACATCAAGATCAGTTACAACTGATGAGGATGAAGATGATGCCCTTTCATACTTTGCTAAATTAGCAGAGGAGTAATTAATTTGTAACTCTGGTATTCGGAGTTTTGATTAATTTATTATTTACAAACTGAGATGATCTCTTATAGGTCATCTCTTTTTTAATGTCATTTAATACTTGTTGTAGATAAAATCTTCTTAATATGAATATCGTTGACTTTTTGATATTTTCTTGAACTTCATATTCATAGTTAGTGATACCAGAAACCTCAGATTTAGTCACATAAGATCCATTGTCATAGTAAGTTAATGAAAAATCAGCATCAACACGATTTCCTTTTGGCATGATCAAACGACCTTGAGAGTCTTTGATTTCTTTTGTTTCGTAATGATGTACAAAATCCTTTTCATCAAGACCATATTTTTCAACAACATAATTATAGAGATCTCTACTGGATAGCGGCCACTCATTTCTTACATTAACAATACCTGCAGATATAAGAACTACCCAATCTAAATCAGATTTTCCATACACTTCTTCTGCAACTGTGTCGGGTCTTGCACCCTCCTTAATTACAAACTTATCAAAGACTGTAAAGACATTTTGTAAATCATCACGCAATTTGACACGACGAAATATATTCTTGACAGTTACATATTCAGATGATGATAAACTATCAATGAACGGTGATTGATATTGAAAATTTGGTAACTCTCTAAAATAACTCATTAGAATCCAACTCCTTCCTTACCTTCCTCTGACTCATAATCTTCAGAGTAAACAGGATTTAATTCTTGGAATGATAAGTCAAGTTTCATATGCACTGGTGTTGTATCATCATAAGTTGC